TGATCCTCGATGTAAATCTCGCGTGCCATAGTTAATAGTCACCCCGTCATCCTCGCCGGTACCTCCGTCGGTTATTCGTGCCGTATTGGCCTTGATTTGTGCGATCCGAGCCCGCTGTTCTTCGGTGGCGAGATCAAGATGATCTGCAAGCCACTCCAGCGCCTTCATGCGGTCCGCTAATTTGATTGATGCTCCGTCTTTACCCTGCTTGACTTCGGATAGGATAGACCCGTCTACTTCATCTGATCCGTGAAACCGAACCACATTGACAGTTTTCATCAACGGCGTCTTTTCGCCGGTCTCCGGATCCGTGAGGACCACGGGACCAAAGACCGCCATGACGGGTACCTCTTCCTGTCCCCAGTCGAGGTAGTCGGAAAGATCTGAAAATGCGATATCCATGTACTTCTGAAAGATGTCTTCAGGCCGCAGAAGCGCCTGTGAATATCGTTGCTCTTTCAGCTTTGTGATCTCGTCACGGACTCTAGTGTTTCCGAGTAGCTCCGGACCGTTTGTCAATGCTGTAGCATATGAACACCCATACGCCTTCTGGTAGCTTCTCGTCGCATTGAACGATCGGCTGTAATATAAACAAAAAAGCCGCTGCTTGTCAGTCAGCGACTTGTTTTCGATAACGCTCTTGACCTCTGCACTCTTTCGGCGCGGGTGCATCTTTTTCGGTGCACTCATCACAGGTGCACCGTGTGCATCCCATTCGTCTCGACGTCTCCAAGACTTTAGGGTTTCATACTTAATCTCTAGTTGGTCAGATATGTCTCGAAGGGAATGACCCTGCTCATACAATGCCTTAGCTTCTTCTCGCGTCGCAATGGTCGTTCACCTCGCTTCTTTGATAATAAAAAAGCCCCGGCGCGAAAGGAGAAGCGTCGGGGCTCTCTGGAGGGTTCGTGAAGTTATGGGGGGATCTCTTACAGAAATCCATAATACAATTATACCATGTCAATAACTGACATCACTGACATCATACGCAAGATTCTTTGATAAACCCATGTATCCGCGCGTACTCTTCGATCGCCTCGTTAGCCAAACGGTAATACTGCCGTTCAGACGTGTACAGCCGGATCGCGATCATGATGTTCTCGGGTTTTAGCATCTCAAGGTACTTAAGCTTTAGGAGACTCCTATAGGGTTCCCGAAGCACCCCGATCTTAGCCTCGAGACTCACCCGGATCTCTTCGCCTTTCTCTGCCTGCTGTCTCATCTCGTAGATGAGATAAGACCGTTCGGCGAAGGCCTCCTCTTCCTTGTGCGGATTATGCTGCGTCTGCACGCTGATCGGACAAGGCACCAATGCCTGGACTCTTTTCTTCTTCCCTGTGGGCTTTCCTTGTGGTGATAACACGTCTTCCATCCTGTACCCTCTTCTACGGCCGACGGTGGGAGATCCGGACGTGATCGAAGGAAACTTCACACGTTCGAAACGCCGATCCAGCGCGTCGAAGGCTCTACAGGCTTCGGAATAGGATTCCAGTTCTGTCTTCGCTGCCGCAATGGCTGCATCACTGTTCATGAAGTACCTCCCGCCTCTTCGACGTACTGTTTCACCAACTCGTAGCTCTCTCGGAACTGGGCTTTCTGCATTCCAACAGGGGTGAAGATCACTTCCGTTCCTGTTAGAGCGGGCTGTATGGCCGAAATGTCTTTGACTGCAATCAGCGTCTTTATACCGGATTGCTTGGTTATAAGCTCGATAAATCCTCTCATCTTGTCACCTCTTCATTTCTGTTTTCCTTCCAATATTCCAAAGCTCTTTCTTTCGTACTAAAAACGTCAAATGATTTTTTCACTGACTCCCAAGAAGAATAATCCATGCCTTTTGGAAGGACTCCGCACTTGCACCGTATTTTGTAGCACGGCGGCCCAATAGCGCCTTCACATACTTCAAATCTCGGGGATTCGTGACAGATAGGGCAGAGAGGATTGATTTGATTCGCATTTCTCCAACCCTCAAGTGCATCCTCCATGTTTCCAAATAGAAATCCGTCTTTTGGTAATCTTCCGCACTTGCACCAAACCGCAAACCACGTCTGACCATTAAGAGCATTATCGTGCGGCTCAAACTCTGGCATCTCGTTGCATTTGTGGCAGCGGAGTTCATTTTCGATAATTACCTCTGCCTTGCCCTGTATAACCTCTTGTATCTCTTCGGGTGTAAGTTGTTCGGTGATGGCGTCGGCGACTTCTGACAGGGTCTGCAGTTCAGGAAGCTCGCGCTCATACACGCACTGGTACGGTCTGTCTTTGAACCTGCGTTCAATAATGATTGTTCCCTTTCCGTTTTTGAGGTCAACTCCGCAATGAGGGCAAGCGGTAATTGAACTGTGACCCATTTCGGCGATATTCCATGATTCGCCATCTCTTGTATTCCATGCGTTACAGTAAATAACCGGCTTAATGTATCTGCTCTGGGGATTTTCTTCACGGAACATTTTTCTCGATGCAAGCAATCCCTCACACTCGTGAACTGCCATGTGCCATGTATAATCCGTTGCCCAGAAAACAACCTTTGTACGCAGTGGATCATCTTCTGTAATCGTCATGATGTCCGGATAATCTGCTCTGCTGACTTCTAATTCTTTCTTCTCAACTCCTGACAGCAGTTCAAACAAATCAATCTGTTCCACTATTCCGCCTCCACGACCTGTACCGGCTTGCCGGCGATCACTTCTTTTTCGATTTTTACCGTATACCCTGCCTTAACCAGCAGCGTTGCCAGCTGCAGCCGGTCTGCCTCGGTCAGCTTTCCGTTTGGCTGTGCGTAGATTTTCATTTAATTCGCCCCTCCCGCCATGACGCGCCGCATGAGGCTGTATGTTCCCATAGCCCTATAGTTTCTGATACTTCCGTCGAATATTCCGGGCGCTTCTAACTCAAACATATCAACGATTTCTGACCAGCGTTGTCTAAGTCGCAACCATTCAATGGACAGGGAATCGACAAATTCCAAATTGTTCCTGAATTCCGGTACTTGCCTTAACAACTTTTCACATCTCTGAAAATCATCAGGATCATGCGGGTAACTTCTTTCGCCGATGATTGTTCCTTTTGAGGCGATTACAACAAACATTGCCTCGCTGCTCATTCCGTGTTCCCCGTTCGCAAGCCAGAGCATTGCGCTTACCGGCAATTCGATACGCCTTAATTCGTCCTTATCAATCATAACCTTTTCCCTCCTATCTAATAACCTTTCCGTTGCAACAATCCCAGTGCACCATGCACCCTATTTCGTAACCGTCCTCATAAGCATCTCCGACCTGATAACCCCGGACAATCTCACCGTCGATCAGAAATCTTGCTTTCCGCGTGTCGTCCTGAACAAAACATACTTCTTCGCGGTTGACCGGCATCTTTCGCCCGGTGTCGGAGTTTTCAAGCCAGTCTATAGTGGCGCCACAATCTCTACATTTTGGCATCTCGCAATAACCCTCCCTGATCTGTCTCGGAACAATATTTCGTCTCCGGTCAGATACGGCGTCAACTTTCTGCCATATGCCTTGCTGCCTTGCCTATTGACCGGAATGCCGTTTTCAATCAGTATTTTTCTGACTGTTTCCTGTGAGCAGAAGAATTTCATCGAGCAGGACAGTAGTGATGCACCCGGCTTCTGATATTCTTTGCAAATTCCGTCTATGTCTGTTCCGTTTCCGTGCATGGTATCCCTCCTATAATTTTCAGCGCTTCTTCTGTGGATCGGGCAATTCCTGCCCGATGTCCTGTGTCGGTTAGCATTTTTAAAAATCGTTTCTGTTCCGGCGATGGTCTGCCTTTTTCCGTCTTGACTTCGATCCATGCAGTGCGTCCGTCCGGACCGATGAACAGCAAGTCTGGTGTTCCTGGTATTCCGCATTTTACCGGCCGTCCGTCTGCCGTGAAGAACACGCCTGTGTTCATTCGGATCACGATTCCATAGGCTGACAGTTCGCAGCGGATTTTATTCTGGATATCGGTTTCGGTCATAGTGTTTCCTCCGGCGTGTATTGGTTGCGGCCCTTGACCGCCGGAGTTTCGACAGCGGACTGTACTGACCAGCCTAAATTTATTCGTGTCTGTATTGTGGAATATCCATTCGACGACATCCTTACAAGCTCCGACAATGTTGACATTTTGCCTTTATAAAGGAAAGTCCTGTTATCACTTCGGTTGTTCGCTTGCTCTGTTTGCGTAGCCCATCGGCAATTTTCCGGAGAATACCCTTTTCCGTTATCTATTCGATCGATGCTCGACCCGTCTGAATATCCAGACTTAATAGACCAGTCATAAAAACACTTGAAGTCGTTCGCCCATTCATGGCAAACCGTAATTCCTTTTTCTCCCCAGCCCGGATAATCCTTGTTGTTTGGGTTTCCGCATCTCTGCTTCATGGATTGCCATACGCTGTTTAATTTGCTACGGCTCATTCCGTGCTTCCAACTTCTGGCCGACATTTTTTCATTCTTCAGACATCCACACGACACTTGTTTGCCCAATCTAAGGTCAGCGCCTCTTGGCGTGCACTCTTTTCCACATTCACATATACATAACCATGATGCGTGCTTGCCGTTTACTACGGATTCTTCATTCCTGCGAATGACTGTAAGTCTCCCGAATTTTTTACCAGTTAAATCAATCAATCTGCTCATTCTTACCTCCGTGATTGTTTTCTTTTATTATATCACTATTATATCACTTGGTCAATTATATTGACACTTTTATGTGTCCGTGATATTCTTTGGTTGAGGTGATAATCATGGCTATTTCGGATGAAAATACAAGAATTTTAATCAAGATGCCCAAGGAAATTAAGGCGAGACTAGAGGAAAAGGCAAAGTCGGAAAACAGGTCGCTAAGTAATTACATTTTGAATTTAATTTTGAAGGATGTAGGGAGTAGCAAGTAGCTACTCCCTTTTCTTTTTTCCACGCCTTGCCTTAAATGCCATCCATGCCCATCCGCTCTTGAATCCTTTTAATTTTGCGTACGCCTGAAATTCTTGGAGCGTGTGACACTCGGACATATCCATTGACTTCTCGACTTTTTTTATGGCGTCCTCTCTTCTGGTCTGTTTTATTTCCTCGAGCTGGATATCTTTAATGTTTTTAATTTCTTCCCGTGTCAGCTTTACCTCAGCCCCGCAATTAGGACAAATAGACGGGCCGGATGGGAACGTGTAGAAGCACTGGAGGCATTGCTTAACTAGGAGTTTTCCCTTTTCGTCATAAGCTGGCGGCTTTTCAACGGATTCGTTTATGTTCCAGTTTCTTCTATCATCAGGAAGTCCATTTCTCACATAATTTCCAACACAGTCAATCAGTATTGCGACTTTGCCCGGAGCGGGCCGCAGTGCACGCCCTAATTGCTGTAGATGGATTACAAGCGACATAGTAGGTCTTAGCAGTAGGCAACAATCAACTCCGCTCATATCGAACCCCTCTGTCACAATATTTACATTACTTAGCACTCTTATCTTTCCTCTCCGGAAATCCGCAACAATCTGCTTTCGTTCCGCTGCCGGCGTGTTTCCGTCGAAGTGAACCGCCTCGATCCCGTCCGCCTGGAATGCTTCAGCTATTTCCTGTGAGTGTTTGACTGATGAACAGTAGACAATGGTCTGCAGATCGTTTGCGTATTGGTGCCAGTGATGCAGGACATCGCCATAAATTGCTTTTTGCATCAGCATCTCGGCTGCCTGCTCCTGGTCGAAGTCCGCACCGTGTTTCTTGAGTCCGGACAGATCCGCAACGGATGGAGCAAAATACCGATACCGTGATAAGAATCCCTGATCGATCAGATCGGCCGTGGTGACTCCGACGATCAGGTCGTCGAATATCTTCCCGAGTGGTTTCCCGTCGAGTCGGCAAGGCGTAGCAGTCAGACCGATAATGAACGCATCCGGAAACGCATCGATGATTTTAAGCCAGGTCGTAGCGGATGCGTGATGCGCTTCGTCGATGATAATCAGATCCGGTTTCGGTAGTTTCTCCGGATGATTTGCAACCGTGGCAACCATACCGATGTGAATCCGGTCTCGCGGAATATTGAATCGATCAAACGTGTCAACAGTCTGGTCGAGCAGTTCACGGCGATGGACAAGAAACCAAACGGTTTTATTCTTCCGCTGCGACTGATCCGCCATCCAAGCGAAACAAACGGTTTTTCCTGCGCCGGTCGGAAGACATATCAGCGGTCTAGTGCGACCGAATGACATGGATTGCCGCGTGTGGTATATGATGGCTTGTTGATAATCTCTTAGTTCTAGCATGGATCTCCTTTCTTTTCTGTTCCGACTGTTCCGACACTGTTCCGACATATGTCGGAACGCCGAAACCGTTGTGGCTCTAGGGATTACAGACTTTGTTCCGACATTCCGACATGCTTGTGTATTTTTCCTTGCGCGGGAAGACACATAGCCACAATCAGTGTGTGTGTCTCCCGTATAGGATTGTTTTCGGGGGATTTTGTCGGAATGTCGGAACAAAACCCCGAAACCCTTGGCGCTCTAGGATTATTCTGTTCCGACAAAACATATGTTTGTCGGAACATGTCGGAACAAATCGCTCAAATATCGGGAAATAACTCCGATTCCGGCAATCTTAACCCTATAAACCGAACCGTACTGTTCCCAATTCTTCTCTTTATGGTCCAGTTCCGACCGTCTCCGCGCTGAATTAATTCTTTCCCTTTCAACCATCCAAGAAATCCGGCATATGAATACCCCTCGGAATCCAGCGCCCTTTGAAACACGGTCGGGATAATGTACGCGGTATCTCCCTCGACCATTCCGTATATGTCGCCTTGCTCCGCTCCGAACCGGTTGCGATTCGTCGCGATCCAGTCACAGACGAATTCGTACGCCCGCGCGTTCACGTCGACCTGTGCTTTTGTTAGCAAGAATTTTTGGATGTCGTCGGGATACAGTCGCTTGACCGGCCATTTCAAAATGTCGGCATCTTTCGGGGCGGCTTCCATCCCGAAAATCCATTCATCCGCGAGTTGGTCGGCGGTCAGGATTAGCGCGGCCGCCATCGCTTGTTTCTCGGTTGTGTCGCCAGTCATCAGGTCACTGTAATTCCCCTGATAAACCTGCCTGATGTGCTCTTCTCCGACCGCGTGAATCTTTTCGATAAACATCTTCCCGGCGTGTCCGTAGTGTTTTTTCACGGATTCAACGACCTTGTTACCGTCCTTGATGACCACTTCTCCGGATTTGCACTCGACGTCTATGACTCGATTTAGAGCGCCCGCCCCGGACGCGTTTGTAGTGATCGGTGTTTCACCGGTCGTCAGGATGCAATTTCTCCATGTAGCAGTTTTCTCAATACCGCCCGTCTTGGTCCCTCTGGTCTTCCCGACTCCTTCGGCCAGCGCGTACACGTCGAACTGTTGTTTTCCGTGATTGTCCTTTCCGAGTTGCAACTCATCAATGCATAGCGGCAGCGAGTTGCAGAACGCGGCCATTTTCTCACGTCCGACGATAGTCGAATTAAATGTCTGAATGTAAGTCCCAACTGTTGGATTCGCCCAAACGGACGCGGCCACCATCAGCGCGACGGTTTTTCCCGTACCGGAATCGGACGACCACAGGTGTACAAAGAACGGCAAGCACCCGCAGATTTCGACAAGTGCCGAAGCGAACGATGCCGCTATGACGATTCTTGCCGTCTGTGAGCCTCTGCGAGCTTCTTGAGCGGTTTTAAGCCACTCCTTGTACTTGCCATGCTCCGAGACGGATTCGAACGCCGTGCGGAACTGCTGATCGCCGTCGAATTCGAGATCGTCCACGTATGGAGAAAATCCGTACTTCGGGATCCATCCAAGTCGAGACACCGAGCGCTTTTCCGGAATGGTCATGTAGTTCATGGCTTCCAGATCCGCAAGGTATTTAATCATCGCTTTGGCATTCTCCGAATTTACCGCTATTCCGCGGTCGGATAGTTTAATGATCGATTGCGGCGACGCAAGAACGGACTTCTCGACAATAATGCTCCGGACGGTTTTGCCGCGCCGATACCAAATCGTCAGTTTTTCCGTGTCCGTGTCGATGTTAATCAGACGCTGCGTCGGCTCGATCGCGTGGCTACATGCTTCAATTGGCCCGTACTCGGAATCAATCTTCACGCCCGAATCGTTCGCGGTCCAGTTGCCGCAATTAAGTTCTATCGGTTGATCCTGGAATTCCGTCTGCTTCCCGTCGGCTCGTGGCGATCCCTGCTTGATCGATTTTTTGTATTCCTCATAAGCTTTTTTGAATGTTTTAAAACCAAGCTTTGAAGCCGCCGCAGCTATTTCCTCGCGTTTTATGTTTTGGATAAACGGGTCGGGAATCGAATCAAGATACGCATACGGTGTGGTCGTTTTGAAATCTGCCAAAGCGGCGGTTTCCAGATCCCATTTAATTACTGTGATTTCGGCCAAAATAGCGCCCTCCTTTCTTAAAGAGTGCCCGGGCGGTATTGCCCGCCCGGGGCGTGAAAATTAAAAAGGAAGGTCAGCATCGTCGACCGATGGATAAAAAGCGGGCGGTGCCGGCGGAACGGGCGCCGGATTCGGATCGCCGTGACACTCCTGCTTATGTTCAGGTTCTTTCCACGGCGGCAAGTCGGCCGCCTTTTCTTTTGCGACGAAGTAACTGATTTTCGATCTTGATTCCTCGTCAAGTTTGACCATGCACGCTCCGACTGTTCCAACCCATCCGACCGGAACGAGTTCCGGATCAATTTGCCCAGACACTCCGAATGAGTGAACGATATCTCCGATATTTCCGTTCGTCATCTTAGGGTTGTCCGGCATGAATACGAGATAATTAAAAAGTCTTGACGAATACCCAGAGACGTCGAAAGTCATCTCGTACATGTATTTCCCCGTCTTGCTGATCTTCGGCGTGATCGATGCGATTCTGACCCTGTGTCTTCCTGCCGGAATTGTGATTTTGCTGTCCTGATAGTCCTTTTCCGAATACTCCCAAGCCATGATTGATCCTCCTTATTTCTTTCCCTTGCCGTTGAAGATGTCTTCCGGCATGCACGTTTTTCTACAGAAAAGCTGGTCTTTCGCGTACAAGTTGTTCGTACCGTTCATGTTGTAGAACCACGTCTTCTTGTCGTCCTTCTCGAACACTTCGATGTGGGCGACAATGTTACACAGACCGCAGATGTTTTCGAGAATTTTCTGCGGCATTTTGGGACTGAGCATTGACGTCTGCGCCCCGTCTCCGTTTGTGAAAATATATGTGTCCTGCCAGAAGTTCAGAATCACGTTTACCCCGCAGTCGGACGCCTTGCGAACGAGGCGCTTAATCCCGTTGTAGACTGTCTGATAGTCCTGAATTCCGGGGTTTCCTCCGTTTTTGCCCCTCTCTCCGAGTTCCAGGAGCCAGCGGTCGATGACGTCTGTCACGTTGTCGACGATGATATTCTGGAATTCTCCGGACGATGCGGAAGCCTCGAATTCCACCATGAAATCCGCTATGCTCGTGATTCGCACGATCGATACATTCGCCCGATCGAAATTCTGAAGGACCACGGACGAATTGTCCGAGTCGATCAGCCGCGTTTTTCCCTCAACCCTCGAGGTGTTGACGGTTTTCCCGCCTCCTGATTTCGTGTAAATGATTGCTGTTGCCATTAGTATTCCCCTTTCATTCTTTTAAGCTCATAAGCCGAATATCCTACATCGTCGTAGTCAATAGTTTCCGAGAGAACTTTAGTTCCCTTGCAATAGTCGCAAACCTCGCACCGGAGAGGATCCGCGCCTGTTTTAACCTCCAGATAGCGCGGCATTTTTCTTTCCACATAATTTAGGCATTCATCAAGCCGCCACTGCGGTATCGATATGATCGCTATGTCAACCGGATCCTCTTTGGTTGCTACTGCGATAAATACAGGCAAGTTATTACCCTCGAGCTTCTGATAGACTGCGAGCTGCACATCATACATCCAGTGATCGACAAAGGACTTCCCCATGATCCGGTCAATTGATCTCATACACTTCAGGTCAACGATTCTGTTTCCAGGAAGATATACGTCCGTCTTTGCCTTCCACTTACATCCGAATAAATCTCCCGTGAAAACCGTCTGCTTATCTCCGACCATGTGGGCCATAAAAAACGGATCATTCTCAATCTTCTGGATGACCGTTTCGGCGATCTTAAAATCTGCCTTGAGCTGTCCTATTGTCGCGCCCTTGGAAGATATGATTTCCGGATGCTGTGCCCTGAAAATCGGGAGCGTACCCTCAAAATAGGCGTCAACATAGGACCCTACGAGCATGGCGGTTGACGGTTCGAACGTGTATTCTCCGCGGATCCTTGCCATTGCCATTGCTTCGCACTTTTCGAAGTCTTTAAACTGCGAGACTGACATATACTCGGAATTTGACTCCTGAGAGTAATAATTTTCAGCGGTGAGAACAAGCTTGCGAGGATGTTCAGCGGCAAATATTGCGGCCTGTTTTTTTGATTCGGCGCAGTAAGAACATTCTCCTTTTTCATTCAGCACGATTTCCTCAAGGCAAACGATGCACTTGCTCATATCTCCGTAACCTCCATGACATCCGAATCCGTGACTCTCGTCGCGATCAGGGTAAGGCCCTTCGCCTTGCACTTTGCGTACAGCGTTTCGCGGCTCTTCGCGTCGAGCTTTTCAGCGCCGTCGATCAGAATGATCTGCAGGCTTCCGGGCTTCTGTACCGTTACGTCAACGCACAATTCGAGCAGTTCGCCGTCAGACAGGTTACTGATAGGCAGTCCATTAATCAGCGGGATACCGTTCTCGACCGTGAGCCCTTCGACCGGGATGACCGCAGTCTTGAGGATTTCGCCGGGAAGGTCTCTGGCAATCTCTATTTTCCGAGTAAACTCGCTCGACTGCTCTTCGAGGGCGGTCACTTCGGACTGCATCGATACCATTCGCGCGTATTCGTTCAGGTGGAGCTTCATCGCCTCGGCTGTGGCTACCTCTTCGGTCAGCTCGGTTACGTCGATCGGATCCTTGTCCGACCACTCCATAGCGACCGCGTTGTCCTTGTCAAGCTTGGCCTTGGCTGTTTCGTAATCGGCCGCGATAACCTTGATCTTGTCGATCAGCTTGTCGTCAAGCGTGAAGAGTTTATCCTCTTCGGCTTTGAGTTGTGCTTTTAATCTCTCGATCGTGCTGGTGATCTGATCGCGCTCATTCGCGACTGCTTTTTCCGCGGCAGATTTCGCAATCTCAAAATCCGCCTTGATGCCCCGAATCTTGTCGTTATAGGAAGACGCGAACATGCGCGCCTTTTCGATCAGGGCGTTATTTTTCCGCTTCGTTTCCAGTTCAGCGTATTTAGCGCCGAGATCGTATGCCTTCCATTTAACCGCGTCGTATGTTTCGGGGATGTCCGCCGAGATATCTTCGACCATGGCGGTCTTGTTCCGAATCTCGCGGTTGATATTCTGCCGGCTGGTATAGTACGGGCTGTTGTCGGCCTGAATGTCGGCAAGGATCTGAAGAATGTGTTGCTGATAGTTGATTCCCTGCGGAAGTTCTCCGAATTTCTCGGTCAGCCACGCAAGATCCCAATCGAATTCGATCAGACTCAATATGACGCG